GTGAGGCCACGGATCGAGATCGGCTCGGCGATGCCGGGAATGGAAACCGCCTCCACGGGAATGGAGGCGGCGAGTGAAAGCACGAAGTCCTTCGATGCGGTCATGGTGTGGTGCTCCGAGATGTGCGAGGCGATCAGGTCGAGGAGGTAAAGCTGCCAGTCACGCGGACGGTGAGGTCGGCCTCGACCGCGCCATCGACTGCGGCCGAGACATTGAACGAAGTGACATAGCCCGAGAAGGCCAACTGGAAACCGCCCGTGCCCGTGTTCGGCCCAAACTGGATCCTGAAGTTGCGGTAGTCGGCACCGTTCGCGTAGGTCGCCGGGTTCAGCGCGCCGTTGTTCGATCCCGTGCCGAGAAGGCCGGCCGAATACGCGGGCGCGAAGAGCGTCACGGAGATCGTGCCCGAGTCCTTCGTGCCGCCGATGAACGACTTCACGCTAGCTGACAGAGCGGAGGTATCGATCTCGGCGATCGAGATCCCATCGACGGAGATCGACTTGATCTCGCCGACGGCGGTGAAGGTTGTCCCTCCAGATCCAACCGAGGTTGCGTATGAGAAGGTTGAGCCGGGTGCGACGATTGCCATGTGTTAGCTCCAGGTGATTGCGGTCGTGAGTTTGATCGTAGACGAAGCCTGCACGGCACCATCCTGCTCGGCCGAGATCGACAGGTTCGTGCAGATGCCGTTCGCGCTAGCGGTGAGTTGTGCTCCGGCGAAGTAGATGACGAACACGCTCGCGGTGGCATCTCCGCTGATCGGTTGGATCACCGATTGAATACTCGCGAAGTCCGACGGCGCGAAGAAGTCCACCGTGATAGTGCCAGACTCAAAAGCACCCATGATGTACGCCTTGTCGGTGCTCGTGAGACTGGTGATATCGATCTCGGTCAGCGAAGAGCCGCCGACGGAAATGCTAGTGACCTCACCGATGAGGACACCAGCCGCATAGAACTCCGTACCGTACGAGGAGAGTGCCATCGATTAGCTCCAGGTGATTGCGGTCGTGAGCTTGACGGTAGCGGACGCGGTCACGGCCCCGTCCTGCTCCGCCGAGATCGAGAGATTCGTGCAGATGCCATCAAAGGCAGCGTCGAGCGATCCGCCAGCAAACGCGATCGTGAAACTCGAAGCCGTCGCGTCGCCGCTCGCCGGGATCAGCGAGGCGGAAAAGTCCGCGTAGTTCGCCGGCGCGAAGAAGTCGATCGTGAGCGTGCCCGCTTCGAGCGCACCCATGATGTAGGACTTGTCCGTGCTCGTGAGGTTCGTGATGTCGATCTCGGTCAGCGAGGAACCACCGACAGAGATGTTCGTGACTTCGCCGACGGCCGTACCGCCGATGGAGAGCGTCGTGTTGTATGCGGAGAGTGCCATGCGGAGTACCTCGTTAGGAGTGCATCGAGACTACCTCTAGCGTCGCCAGATATAAACCGTGCGTGGCACCATCTGCGGGCGGTTGATAGTCGGTTTGGATCGTCGAGACCCGGCTCGACTTGACGGAAATCTTCACGACCCCGCCGGACGAGAAGTCCTGCGACCAGTCGGCGAAGATCGCTTGAGCCTTCTGGGCGATGTCCACGGAGACCTTCTTGTCGAGCGCGAGGCAATGGAGCGACACGCTCGACCGGGTGAGGGTCGGCACGCCCGAGAGCACCAGATACGGCGCGCTCGAGTTCAACTCGTACACGATCGCCGGGAGCGACCCGTTGTCCTCCCGGAGTTCGGGGTAGATCCGCACCGGGTGCGTGCCGATGATCGAGGTCAGGCTCGCCGTAGCGGCGACCTTGGCCTTGATCGCGGTCTCGATGTTCCAGACGGTTTGTGCACTCACGAGAGATCCTTACTGGGCGTGGACTTGATCCGGCCCCACTCGTTGATGAAGTCCGTGAACTCCTGCACCGCCGAAGCCTCGGCTCCCGGCTTGAGCCGCTTGAAGAGGCGGAAGAAGACCCACTTGCCGGGGATGTCCTTCTTTCCCTTCACCCATCCGCGCATCCGGCCCTTGCGGACGATCGAGAAGCCCTTCTCGATGAGCCGGCCGTAGAACGCCCCGCTCTTCCCGGTCACGCCGATGCGGCGACCGATGTAGAGCCGACGCTGCTTCGAGCCGAGCGGGATCACGGCGATCGCCGTCGAGACCTTCGAGCGCGCGAGACCTGGCGAGACCATGCGGCCACGCCTCATGTACGGCCACAATCGATCGCCGGGGAATCCCTTGTCCGTGTTCGTCGTGAGCGAGTTGATCTCGGAGCGCATGGCGGCGGCGATGCGCTCGAGCGTCCGAGTCGCCACGCGCTCGATCATCGCCTTCTTGAGATTGTCGTCGAGTTTCTTGAACGCCGCGACGAGTTCCTTCCCGCCGGACAGGTTCACGCTCTCGAAGAACTGCTGCGACATCACGCCACCTCCCGCACGGTCACGGTCACGGTCTGCTGCCGCGCGTCGTACTGCTCGATGCCGATGATCTCGAAGGTACGGGTGTCCGTCTGGAGGCGGGCCGTCACCGACAGAAGAGCGGCATCCTTCTCGCGCATCATAATCTCGTAGGAGCGTTGGTGTGTGACCTGCTCGCGCTCGACACCCTCGGCGGCAGATGTCCCTTTGAGGTAGCCCCAGACGATCGTGCCCACGCCGAGGAAGGTCGGCTCGAGCGAGCCGAACTCGTCGAGATCCGTCGTGCGGTTGAGCACGAGGAACGGCGTGCGCATCAGGCCGGAGCGGACTCGCCTCATGCCATCCTCGGGATCGAGTACATCCGAGCGAGCGACTCCACGCCATGCGGGACTTCGGTGAGCGCGGTCTCGCTCCCGGTCTCGCGGGCGATGTCGTACCAGTATGCGACCGACATCAGCACGGCCTGCCGGAGAGCCTGCGGGATCGCGCTAGCGGCCGCGCCGTAGCCGGCCGTATAGCCGATCGTCACGCTTGAGATGCCCGCGTAGACCCGCGTGCTCGGCCACGCCGAGATCGTGCTCGGGTTAATGACGATGCTGCTCGGGAGCCTCTGGCCCTCGAGCGTGTACGCGCCCGCGCTCAAGGTCTGCGTCGCGCCGGCCGTGTCCACATAGGTGATCGAGGAGACCGCCGAGACCTTGCCGGCCGGGAGGATGATCTCGTAGCCGCGCGGGAAGCGATCGAGCTTCAGCGTGTAGGTTCGGTTGACGAACGGGCGATTAGCCAGTCCCTCGACATAGTTCCTCGCCGCCACGATGAGCGAGGTGATGAGCGAGTCCTCGTCCGTGTGCGTCACTCGCAAGTGCGCCTTCGCCTCGGTAATCGTGACAGGCTCGACCGCCGGCGAGGTCGCCTCGACATTCGACAGGTAGGTCGCACCGTCAATCGCCAGCATCGCTCGCCTCCTTCGTCGCCTTGCGGAGCCGCACACGGCCACGCTCGGGAGTCTCGATCTTCGGCTCGTCGCGCTCGACCAAGCCGGACGCAATGTATCGCGCCGCGTCAGAATCTGGAATCTCGCAGCGCATACCTGCGGCGAACGCGCCTGCGCTCGTGACGAAGGACTTCAGTATGTGGACTCTCATGTGTGATCCGAAAAGAAGAGGGCGAGCCTTGCGGCCCGCCCTCGTTTCATCCGACCATCCACCTATTAGGTGTTGTCATCCTTCAGGGCGCGGAAGGCATCGGCGCGAACGACCTTCGCGTCGAGGCGCATCTCGCCGAGGTAGCCGATCTGGCCGTTGCCGGCGTACAGTTCGTTGAGAACCTGCACGCTCATGCCCGTGCGCTGCGCGACCACCATGTGCTGGAAGTCGCCGATCACCGCGTGGATCTGGTCGTTGACATTGCCGAGCGTGGGTGCCCACGGCGTGACATAGACCGGGATGCCGAGCAGACGGTCGGGCGTGCCGGCCTGGAAGGAAGGCTCCCAGAGGTACGGCGCGCTCAAGTGGCCGGACGAGCCGATGACCTTCTCGGTCAACTTGCGGACGGCCGTCAGGAACGACTGGCTCGTGACGATCGCGCACGACGGGCTCTTGAGGTACTTCATCGGCAGGCTGTAGACCCAAGTGATGAGTTCGTCAGAGGTGAGCGTGCCGTCGGTCGCGAGCTCGGTAGCGGTGCCGAGCGTGGCGTTCTTCAGACCTTCCGGCTTGTTCGTGCCGTTGCCGTGCCACAACTGGTACTCGATCGACTGGCCGAAGAGGCGACCCATGCGCTGCGCGACCATGCTCTCGACGCTGAAGTCAGCACCGCGAGCAGGAGCGTCCTGCACGAGTTCACGCGAGACCTTGACCACGCGGCGCAGCGAGTTGCCCGTGAAGGTCTTGTTGGTGAAGGTCGGCGTGTATTCATCGACCGAGCCCGCTTCGCCGGCCCAACCTTCGCCGTCGATCTCGGTGGAGAGGAAGTCGCCCTCGAGCGTGAAGTTGGTCGTGAAGTTGCCGACATCGATCTTGCGGCAGAGGTTGTAGATCGCGGTCTCGAGTTCCACGCTCTTCTGCAACTGGGCGTAGAAGCCGGCCGACGGGAGGTACTGGCCGTCGCCCGAGCCTGCGGCGATCGCGCGAGTGTCGAAGTCGCGGCGGTGGCCGTTCTTCAGGTAGTCGGCGAACCGAGCCTCGTACTGCTCGCCGATCTGCGGAGCGAACGAGCGAGTCTCGACGCGGGCCGGAGCCTCACGCTCGACCACGACCACGCCGTGCGAGCTCTTGGCGGCGCGCGAGTTCAGGTCGGCGATCATGTCGCGACGCTTGGCGAGAGCGTCGTACTGCTTGCTCTTCTCCTCGTACTTGGCCTGCATCTCGGCGGCGGCCTCTTCGGTCGCGCCATCCATGCCTGCCACCATCTCCTGCATCTCCGCGTAGAGGGCACCCATCTTCTCGACGAGTCCCTTGTAAGTATCACCGTTCATGTTGCCTCCTTGTGGCGTTGGTGATTAGTTGGCCTTCAGGCAGATGAGCGACTTGGGGTCGATCATGTTCCCGCCCACGCGGACGGATGCCCGAAGCACGACTTGTCCGGTCGCTGCGCGCACTTCGTTGAGCCGCTCCACCTGGAGGCCGCTCGTGTGCATCGCGAGCACATACTTGGAGAGATCGACGAGCAGCGCGAGACGGTCGCCCGTCGCGTCTGCGTCGCCTTGGTAGTTCGTGTAAGGCATCCCGTACATCGGACGATTGAAGAGCGAGCCGTACGAGTCGCCATCGCTGGCCGAGAGGCCGGCGAGAGGGAGAATCGTCTGCGCTGATCCGCCCGACGAAGTGACGAACATCTCGGCGATCGATGCGGTTCGCGCCAAGACCCACACGGCATTACCGTACGAGGACGGACGGATGATCCGGCTCACGATCTCAAGGCGAGGAAGTCCAGAGATCGAGCCGCCCGCTGCTCCGTTCGCATCATCGACGACCTGATTACCTTCGCCGTACACGCTCGAAGCAGACTTGAAGAGCGGGTAGTTCCAGATTCCCTGCATCTCCTTGCGCGAGTTCGTGTTGATCGACGGATCGCCGACGAGGATCTGTCGCTCGATCTCGGTCTGGAGCTTCCGGATCAGGAAGTCGCGAAGCACGCTCTCCGCGCTCACGCTACCGATCGATTCCTCGATCAGTTCCTTCGAGACGATCATGTTCACGCCGACATCGTGGAGCGTGATCGCTCGACTCTCGTACTCGAGGTCGTAGTTCGTCGGAACGGATCCGCCCGACTTCTTCCATCGCGGCAACTCGAAGGTGCCGTTGATGTCGGCGCGTGCGCCTTCCTGATCGTACGAGATCCGATCCTGCGTCTCGATGTTCTCGTTGTAGTGCGTGACGGTCAACTTGTTCGCAGTCACATCGACCTTGCGAACGCGACCGAGCACCCACGAGGTCTGCATCGACTCGGTGAAGAACGAGGCCCACGCCTCGGGCGTAAGGCTCGCGGTCTGCACGCCACGCTGTTCGTGGAGCGTGCGCGCGTCTTCGCTGCTGATCGCGGCAGGGCCGCGTGAGAGGTAGCGAAGGAACGCTTCGCGGTGTCGAGTCTCGCTCATATCCTTATCCTCGCATCTTTGAGTGTCGAAGGTCAACGCTTGGGGCCAAGCCAGATACGCCGGCGAACCGTCGCCGGCACGGGCGCGCTCGCCGTCCAGAGGTCGAACGAGCGGCGATCGACCACGAGGTCGGTAGCCGGGTTCGCCGGGAAGGTCACGGCCGAGACCTCGTGGAGTTCGAGATCCTCGATCATCCGGTGCACCTTGCCGTCCCGCTCCTCGAAGCGATCCGAGCGCACGATGAAGCCGAACGACATCGCCGAGACCACGCCCGAGCGCACCGCGACGCGAGCGTCTCGGCCGACCTGGGTGTCGATCGGCTCCATCTCGACCACGAGGCCGTGCTCATCCTCGGCGAGCCGGAGGCTCCCGGCCGTCGTGCGAGCGATCGGCATCGATGCGTCGTGGTTCCAGAGGGCGACCACATCCGGCTTATCCCGGAGCGTCCGCTCGAACGCGCCGCGCACGATGATCTCGTGGGCGTATCCGATCGGATACGGGGTCTCGGTCACGCTCGCGTAGCCGCGGAGAACCTCCCGGCCATCGTCCGCACGCACTTCCATCGCCTGCCCGTAGCGTCGCTCCATGATGTCGCCTCCTGCGCGGTCTACGCGCTCGAGAATGTTCGTGGCCCACGAGCGGCCCGCGTCGCCTCCCCAGAGTGCCCACGCGATCCGGCCGGCCGACGGGAAGCCTTCCTCGCCGGGTGACCATCCTTTGCCTTGCTTGTCCACCTCGTGCCGCGCGAAGTACGAGGCCATGCGCTGCACCGTGTCGATCGAGAGCGCGCGACCGTTGGCGATGTCACGCGCCCGGGCGACCCCGACCTCCGTCCCGCCCCGCCCGTGCTCGCGCCGCCACGCGAGGCCACGCTCGGCCTCCTCGCGCATCCCGGCGTTAGGCTCGAAGGAGTCAGCCACCCTCGGCCTCCGTGCACATCGAGATCGCGATCGCGACAGCCTGATCCTGATCGTAGCCCTCGTCGAGGAGCCGACCGATCTTGCCGCTCACGCACTCCTGAACCTCGGGCGAGAGATCGGCGAGCCGCTTTGACTTGCGCTTCGCGTAGCGGCCCTTCGAGTCCCGCGATGCCGGCACGACTGGAGCCGATCCCTCGACGATGTCGGCGAAGATCGCCTCGATCACCGACGCATCGATTGCCGGGAACGCGGCCTTCGCGATGGCGAGCGCGGAAGCCTTCGGGAGTTCCCCAGACTTGACCTTGGCGGCGAGATCCACGAGCGCGGTGACTTGTGCGCCGTTGAGCGCGGTCTCCGATACTGGAGCCTCTCCGGCGATCGCGGCATCGACGGCATCCTCGGATCCGGCGGTCGGTGCTTCGGTCGGAGCCGTGGCGGGAGCCAGACTAGCCACATCGTCGCCCGACTTGCCGGCGTTCGGATCGACGATCGCCAGGTTCACGGGCGCGCGAGCCGCATCGCCGCCGTCGATCGGCGCGTAGTTCTCACGCTCGCGCACCTCGTTGATCGTTAGGAAGCCATTGTTCAGCGCGGTCGAGTACGCCGCGAATCGCGACGCGAGGTCGCCTCGGAGCAGAGCGTCGAACGAGATGTGAGTCTCGATCGGCTCGCCTTCGCGCACGAGCTTGCGCGCGCACTCCTCCTCGAACCGCGAGGCCCAGTTCGCGAGACAATGCTTCACGAACTCGGCATCGGCCTGCTCGGCACTCGCGTACGAGGTCTTCGTCGCGTCGCCGACCATGTGCACCGGGACATTGAACGCGGCCGCAATCTGCGACCGACAGAACGAGCGCAGTTCGACGAGTTTCGCTTCCTCGGGATCGACCGAGACCTTCTCCCACGAGTAGCCGCTTTCCAGGATCGCCACGCGGCCGGCGTTCTCCGCGCCGCCCGTGATCGACTGCCACGACTGGCGTAGCCGCTTGAGTGCTTCCTCGGTGAGCGTGCCCGTCACCTTGATGAGTCCCGCCGGCCGTGCGCCGTTGCGGAAGAAACTCGCGACGAACTTCTCCGCCTCGAGTTCCACGCCGATGATGTTCCGCACGAGGTAGATCGGAGTCTCGCCGAGGAGACCGTCGAGGCTCGGCGCGCGGAGGTGGAAGATGTCGTACGCCTGCCACACCTGATCGGTGCTCTTCGACACGCCCCAACGCGAGGAGGTGTACGAGTAGACGGGCATCCCGTCCGGGCCTCGAGAGACCTCGACCGAGTCCGCTCGCAACTTGTGCAGGCCGACCACGCGGCCGACAGCGTCGCGCTCGATCACGGCGTAGGCGTTCCCGTAAAGGAGGCAGTCGAGGAGCATCGACTCGCGCCAGACCATCGCCCCCATGTACGGGTTCGGCTCGATGTTCAGGAGCCGATAGAGCGGATGCTCGCGAGCGGGAACCGGGATCCCTCCCTCCCGGCGCATGACTCGCCACTCCATCCGCGCCACGCTCTGGGATATGAGCCGCGTGCAGGCGTAGACCGTCGGAGCCTCCCTCGCTGCCTCCGGCGTGATCGAGCGTCCCGTGTCGGCGTAGGTCGAGATGTACGCCTGCGCTCCGCCCGGAGGCTGTCCGATCGGCGAGCGGTCGATCACCGCGCGCTCTTCGAGCGTCGGCTCGGGAGTCGGGGCGGGTCGGCGGAACCAGTCGATCAGAGCCATAGGATTCCTCTCTCGGCGTACGGTGTCGCTTGTGATACCGTCGGCGCGGCATCGAGTGCTACCGCGAGTGCCACGATTCCCGCGACCACGGGGTCGATCTTCTCCGTCGAGCGTCGCTTGCTCGGGCGCGGGTTCGAGTTCGCGTCGAGTTCCACGACGCAGTTGGACATTGCCCAAGTGAGCACCGGGTTGCCGTCGTGCCGCAGCCGATGGTTCGTGACCATCGCCTCCCATCGCTTGGTCGGCTCGGCCATGTAGTAGTACGACTGGGGCACTCGCTTGAGCCGCAGGCCGTCGGCCTCGAGTTGTTGCGCGAGGCCGCTCGCGTTGTAGGGGTCGTACCCGACCGCCTGCACCTTGTGCTCGCCGACGATCCGCAGGATCTCCCGCCGCACGAACTCGTAATCGGTCGCGTCGCCCGGTGTAAGCCTCATATGCCCCTGCCGGCTCCAGTCGAGATAGGGCACCTTGTCCCGCTTCTGCCGCCGCTGCGCGCCTTCCTCGGGCGCGAACGCCCACGAGCGCACCCACGCTTCGTCCTTGTCGAGCCATACGGCCGTGAGCGCGGTGAGGTCGCTCGTCTCGCCCAAGTCGATCCCGAGGTAGCACGGGAGGCCGGCGAGCCGGGACTCGTCGAAGTCGAGACGGCACTTGTCCCAATCCGCCATCCGAAGCCATCGGTTCGAGGCGGAGACATGTTGGCACAGGTAGTAGGTTCGGAACGGGGTTTCCATCGAGGGCTGCTCCTGCGCCTCCTTGCACTTCTCGGCGTAGTACCCCTCGTGCACCGTGTGCCCGAGACTCGGCGCGCACTTGCGCCAGGTCTCTGGACTCGTCCAATCGTCGCCCTCGCTCGCCGAGTAGACCACGGGCAAGAAGTAGGGGTTGTCGATCACGCGGTCGCGCACCTTGCACGCATAGTCGTACATCTCGAACTCAAGACTCTCGCGGAGCGTGCCGGCGGTCGTGATCGTCACGAGCATCGGTTGCCGACGCGCGCCGACGCTCGTCTCGATCGCCTCCCACAGCTCGCGCCGATTCTCCATCGCGTGCACCTCGTCCGCGATGCACGCGCTCGTATTCAGGCCGTGCGCGCTCGGAGCCTCGCTCGACATGACCTTGTACACGCCGGCCGTGCTCGGCACGATCACCCGGTGTTGATAGACCTCGGTGCGGCTCTCGAGCATCGGCTCGGCCCGCACCATGCGCTTCGCCGCCTCGAGGCATCGGCCCGCCTGCGCGCGGTCGGCCGCGATCGAGATCACCTCGGGCGTAGGCTCATCGTCCGCGAGGAGGTGATACAGCGCGAGGGCCGCGCCGAGTTCGGTCTTGCCGCACTTGCGAGGGACGAGGATGTGAACGCGACGATAGCGTCTGGTGCCGTCCGGGCGCATCCACCCGTAGGCGTTCGCGATCACCGCCTTCTGCCACGGGAGCAGCGTGAACGGTAGGCCGGCCCAAGTGCTCGTGGTGAGTTTGCACGCGGTCTCGATGAATCGGATCACATGGAGCGCGGCTTGCTCGTCGAAGGTGCAGTTGCCCGCCGTCGCGATCGCGTCATAGCCGGGGATCGTGTTCCACTTCGCGGCCGGGTGCTCGGCCGGCTTCTTGGCGCGAGGCTTACGCGCCACGCTCGGCCTTCTTGCCCGTAAGCGTCTCCCATCGCTTCACGATGACATCGCAGTAGGCCGGCGAGATCTCCATCCCGTAGCACTTGCGGCCGAGTTGCTCGGCGGCGATCAGCGTCGTGCCGGAGCCGAGGAATGGATCGTAGATCAATGGCGCGTCGTGATTCCTGATCGCTCGCGCCATGCACTCTATGGGCTTTTGTGTCGGATGGAATTCGTTACGGCTAGGCTGATCGATTTCCCATACAGTCACTTCATTGGATGGGCCGACGAAGTTCGCTGATCCCTTCACGGCATACAGACAAGGCTCGTGCTTCTGGCAATAGTGGGCATTGGCTCCGGCATAGTGAGCCTTCAACTTATGCCACACGATCAGAGCGCGTATGTCGAATCCACACTCCTTAATAGCAGCATGAACTGGCTCCGCGCTGGTTCCCGCGTGCCAGACATACCATGCGCCTTCCGCCATCATCTTCCTCGCGCACTTCAGCGCCGGAGCGAACACATCTGGAACATCATCGTTCTGTAGCCGCTCTCGCTTCTTTGTGTTCACCTGACCGCCCTCGTATGCAACGCCATACGGCGGATCGGTGACCATGAGCCGAGGATTTTCGCCATCCATCAGTCGCTCGACATCATCCGCCTTCGTCGAGTCTCCGCAAAGAAGGCGATGCTCGCCGAGAATCCAGAGGTCTCCCGGCTTCGTGATCGGATCGACCGGCGGCTCGGGCACTTCGTCCTCCTCAACTTCCGCCGGCCCAGACATCGCCTCTAGTTCCTTCTCGTCGAACCCGGTCGCGGCGAGTAGTTCCTCATCCTCGATCTGGAGCGCGGCGAGTTGCTGCGCGAGCGACTCCTCGTCCCACTCCGCGAGCTCGGCCGTCCGGTTGTCGGCGATCGCGTAGGCCGTCGCCTCGGCTCCCGTGAGATGCGACCGCACGATGTCGATCATGCTCCACCCGAGCGATCGAGCCGCCGCGAGCGTCCCGTTGCCGGCGATCACCACGCCGTCCCGACCGACCACGATCGGCTTCTGCTGTCCGAACCGAGCGAGGCTCGCCTTGATAGATTCCAGGTTCCGCTCGTTGTGCTTGCGGACATTCGCGGGATCGTTGAGCAGCGTCGAGACCTCGACGCGCTCGACCTCAAGCCCCCGGTCTACGGCGGGAGAAGATGTCTTGGACTTGCTCATCTGGTGCTTGCTCCTTTGCCGCGCCGATGCGGGCGCGACCTACGGGACTCAATCCGAACTCACTCAACATCCGTCGCAGACGCTCGCCATGCTCCGCCAAGATCGCGCTGTACGGGTTTCGCTTGAGCAGGCGGAGCGAGCCGTCTTTGTTCTTGAGCGGGATCACCTCGCCGAGTTTCACGACCTTCTCCCGGGCCGCGAGGTAGCGCGACCATGTGTCGCACATCAGCGCGAGCGCGTCCCGGTCTCCGCTCGACATGATCTTCATCGCGGCGATGCGCGGGAGCCAGTCGGCCCACGCCGCACGGCCGACCTCGTCGAGCCACGCGGGACACTCGGGTAGAACCTCGTCGCTCGGCGGCTCGGCGCGCTCGCGAGCGGCCGCGAGTTCGCTCCCGGCGAGTCGCAAGGCCTTTGCAGGTTTAGGAGCAGGGCCGCGGAGTCCCATTGTCAATAGAAAATCCTAGAAAACCGTCCGAATCGCGTACGCGCAGGCGCGAGGGGATATCCGTCTATGAGGGTCGAAACTTTATAACCCCATACCCCCATCGCGCACGATCGTACGCGATCTCGCGCGGATCCGCATCGATCTCCCGAGATGTTCGCGGCATCGGTGGCGATCGACGCGCCGCGACCCGCTGTATCGGCCTCATCG